TCCAGTCTCTTTGGTCAAGGAATCTGGTGATGGGGATAAACGTAGTTCTTCAGCCTTCGGCAGATCAGAACAAGCAATAGAAATCTGGCAACAGATGCAAAAACAACAAACGGAGTTTTTGGATCGGTTGCAGAAAGCTATTCCAAGTGAAATCAAAGGTGCTGAATTAAATGAGTACATACGCTCCAATCTAGCGCAGATGAACGAACGTTTTTCCAAGACAGCTTTGCCACTTGTAGAACCAGTCGAAGTTCTACCCAAGAAAGGTAAGGGAAAGAAGACAGTCAAGCAGATAGTTCCTGGAACCGAAGTTAGTTACGGTTGGGAAAGGTCTCCTGATACAGTCGGAAATTTCCTCCGAGGGTGTGGCAAAGTTTATGGATGTGACTTCCAGCACAAACCAACCCAGAAGAAAGGTCCTTCACCTGAGGTGGTTAAGCAATTTCCTGAAATGGAGTTGTTTGATTATCCAGTTCGAGGGTCAGCTTCTGAGTTGCGGAGTTTGGAGGTACATATTGAAACAACAACGATGAATAAGTTCAATTTTAAGAAGTATGCGGCGAAAGTTGCAGCTTACTTACCTCCAGTGCAATTACCTGATGCGTTCGATCCGTATTCAGGTAAATTGCATTCGTTGAGTGAACTAGAAGACACAGTTGTATCTAGAATAGCCGATATTATGGAATTTGAAATCAACAAGAAAAGCAGTCCCGGAGTTCCTTATCATGGAATGGCTACAACTAATGAGAGATATTTAAATGACCATCGTGACGATTTCGTCACTACCGTCATTACACGTCTTTATTTGTTGAATAGCTGTACCTTGAAGGAGATCATGGAGATGACTCCTGTTGAACGAGTCCAAAAAGGGTTCCAAGATCCTATTCGGGTCTTTGTTAAGAATGAACCCCATCGGCTTAAAAAGATTGAATCAGGAAGAGTTAGGTTAATAGCTTCCAATTCTATCGTTGATAATACCGTTGAACGATTGATATACGAAAATCATAGCAAAGCTTCGATAGATTGTAACTCTAAAGGTTATGATATACCAATTTGCATAGGATTACCGTTTAATACTGATGAAGGCATTTTGAATTTACAGAAACAGATTGCTAATTGGAAAATACGTGCACCACGTGGGAGAGTGGCATCTAGTGATGCCCACGCTTTTGATTGGTCCATGGGTTTTATAGATTATCAAGCTGATGTCGAGATCTGTGCTGAGCAGTTGAATTGTCAACAAAATTTCAAAGATAATTGGAAAGAGTTAGCTATGAAACAAGCCTATTGTTTGGCTTCTTCCGTATTGGTAACTTCTGATGGTACCATGTTCGAACAAATAGCTCCTGGTCGTAATAAGAGCGGTAGTTATGGCACTACGAGAAGAAATTGCAACGTGCGTCTTAGTATTGCAGCAGCAAATGACACTCCCCTTGACATGGTCAAAGTGGCGGGTGATGATTGCGTTGAAATTAGGATGCCGTATACACCCTTTGAGTATACTAATGTTGGTGGGTACAAGTTTGATTTCGAAGACAAGGGGGACGAATTTGAGTTCTGTTCCAGTGTTTTCGCGCCAGGCAAGTATGCAGTGACCCAGAATACAGGGAAATTGTTGTTTAATTTCTTTTCAGGTGATCAGACTCCCGAACAGTGGGAGCAATTGTTGGATGATTTCCGTCATTCACCTCAAGTTGTTGATAGATTAGTCAAATTTGAGAGTGAAAGGAATTTGATTCATTAACTAGATGAAGAGATTTGTGAAACGGGTAAATACGCTTATGCTTATTTGCCTGTTACGACCTAGGCTGTCGTTAAACGGTCTTATGGGACCCAAGCAAGTCGTAAAACTGCATAACAGAGTACCTAGGTAAGTCCTTAAACTGCCTCTAGTGTTCCTTGACCGGACTTGTGCGTAGGTGGGACGCACAAAACGTTTAAGATTAATGCCTGGAAACAAGAATAAGAATAATTCGGCAAGTCAAGCCAAGACTAAGAAGAGTGTAACCAAAGTGCTTGTTACTACGAGAGCTCCCGCTGCGATAGGGACTAAGAAAGCTTTTAAAGCTCCTAATGTTCAGTTCTCTTCGGATGGTAATTGTACAGTAACACACTATGAGTACATGTTTGATGTTGACGGTGGAGCCGGAGCCGGATTTGTCCAAGATGTCATGATCAATCCCCAAAATGGATCTGCGTTTACCTGGTTAAGTTCTCTAGCAACTAGGTTTGAGATGTACAAGTTTCAGAAACTTGTTTTTCATTATAAACCTTCTACAGGAACTAATACCAATGGTTACGTGGTCATTGGGTTTGATTTTGATCCTTACGACAATTCCAGCCCTGGTAAAATCGAAATGATGGCATGGAAATACTCTGCTAAAAGTGCTCCATGGCAAGAATGTCGAGTGAATGTTACTTCTGATGCCAGAACAGCAATAGCTAGGTATTGTGACGGGACTAATCCCCAAGCCAGTACAACTAGAGGCGATTTGAGGTTTGATTATTTGGGACGTTTGATTGTGCGGTCTGTGTCTGACTCTACTCTCTCTTTAGGAGAGATGTTTGTCGAATACACTGTCCAATTCAAACAACCTTCTTATAAAATTCCTCCTGCTCTCTATTTGTCTGTCGATAATGAGAATCCGGTCTCACCTGCTACTAATCTCTTTAATGCGTCGTCCGAGTATAAAGGTAATCTCTTAACAAAGGTAGTTGACTCTGATACTCTTAGAATAATGCAAAACGGGTCATATTTGATTAATTTCATGACAAATCCAACTTCAGGACTCTCTGGTGGGCTCGCAACTAATATAACCAATCCATCCGGATTCCCAAGTTCCGCTGGAACATTAACGAATTTCTTTTCTGCAAATGATACAGCGGCCAATAGGGCTATGCGGCTTGATCGGCTGGACGTTACGACTGCCCCCATGGATATTAATTTTGGTGGTATCACTGGAGTTAATCCTAAAGCCTGGGTTGATATTTCTACGTTTGATGGGAAAACTACTTTGTAAAACAACCAACCAAAGACCTG